ATGACAGCTCAGACAGGAGTTAGTCAATTGGCAAAGGACATGGGAATAGATCAGGATGCTTTTGACCGGCAGTGCCACCTGGAACTGAAAAGCTCACAATGGGGAACAGAAGCCTACGAGCAGCGCCGAGACAGTGTGCTTAATGATAAACATAAAGACACAACTACGCTGAAGCCCCAGGCAGCTTTAATGCGGAATTATATCCCGAAAATAACTCGGAAGATCCAAGAGGCTACTTTGAAGCGGGGTCAAGGCGGCTCCGGCTCACCCGCAACTCGGGAGGTTCTAAGCATACTGAGAGAGTTCGATCCAGATCGGCTGGCGTGGCTGGCTTTACGCTGGTGCTTCAACTGCCAACATCCGGTTGCACAGCCTTTTGCAACAGCCTGTATTGGTTTAGGCAAGCAGGTTGCTCATGACTTTGAATACATGATGTTTGAGGAAAAGGCTAAAGGCTATTTGACTAAAGTCGAGGAAGGTCTGCGGACAGCTCACTTACGTCATCGACATAATGTACTCAATCACGCGCGTCAGAAGGTTGAGATCCGTGACGAGGATGGTAACGTGGTTGGTTATGGCATCGAGCCTCTGAATTGGAAGGACTCCCAGTGTTTTGTGGCAGGTCAGATCCTAATCGGAGCGGTTGAGTTTGGCACTCCTTTATTTAAGAAAGTTACGCGCAGACAGCGCAAGCGTACTCCGAAGGGTTACATGATGTCCAAACAGGACTTCCTTGAAGCCACGGACGAGTGCGTACAGTGGATCGCTGCAGCCGACTCCAAGCTCGCACAAGAAGCCTTTGTCGCACTACCGTTTGCCATCCCTCCCAAACCCTGGAAGGGTACTCGTGGTGGCGGCTTCTGGACTCACTACCGGCGATACAAGACTCGCCTGCTACGGACTCGCAGCCGGGAACCGCTGAAGCGAGCTGCAGAACACGGAGTCGACACAGTCAACAAAGCACTCAACGTCATCCAGGGAACCAAATGGCGGATCAACAAGCGCATTCTGGACGTGATCCGAGAATCCTGGGGTAAAGGCCTGGGCGGCACTCCGGTTGGAGATATGGAGCACTTAGAGCTGAGAGGCACAAATCCGCTGGACGATCCCTGTCCGTGGGATGATGTTGAAATTGAGCGAATGAAGAAAGTAGGAGATCCGCGCTGGAAACATTGGTGCCGTGAGAGAGCTGAAGCCCACGATAAGTGGTCCCGAGAAAACTCCGCTCGCATGAGTATGCTCTGGAAACGCCGGATCACTGAGTACGTCGAACACGAGCCTGAGCTGTATCTGGCCTGGAACTGCGACTACCGTGGCCGGATCTACTGCTTTCAGCCTCACATAAATCCTCAGATGGATGATGTCGGCAAAGCTCTGCTGGAGTTCGCAGAGGGTAAAGAGCTGGATACCTCAGAGGCAGTCGATTGTTTCTTTATCCATGGAGCCAACGAGTTTGGCTTTGATAAGGCTCCGCTACCGGAACGAGTTGCCTGGGTGCATGAGCACCGGATGGATATCCTGGCATCTGCCGAGAATCCCTACGACAACCGCTTCTGGACTGAGGCCGACAAGCCCTACTGCTTTCTGGCATTCTGCTTTGAGTTCGCTGAGCTGGATCGAGTTGGCGGACATAAGTTCAAGTCACATCTGCCGGTCCAGGTGGATGGTACGTGTTCCGGCTTACAACATTTCAGTGCACTGCTGCGTGACGAAGCTGGTGGAGCTAAGGTCAATTTGTCCTCCGGTGAGCAAAAGGCTGATGTGTATGCGGAAGTTGCCGAGATCGCTAAGGAAATCAATCGAAAAAATTTCGACAGTGCCGACAAAGAGTTCGCTATCGTTTACAGACGCTTACTCAAAGAGTTGGGACGGAAGATGACGAAGCGCAACGTGATGACGATCTGCTACGGTGCCACCAAACCTGGGTTTGCGGATCAGCTCGTGGATCTGTGCCGGAAGGAAGACATCGACCTGGGCGGTGTGGATATGATGAAGCTGTGCCGATATATGGCTGATGTGAACTGGAAGGCTGTCAGTCAGGCGCTGACAAAGGCCAGGGAAGGGATGGACTACCTGCAAAAGGTTGCTGACTTCCTGGCAGCTAATCAGCTCCACACGGAGTGGTCTACGCCTGCCGGATTGAAGGTTATGCAAGACTACCGGAAGACAGCTTCAAAGCGTATTAACACATGGTACGGTAAAATTCGCATCCGTCACCGCATCCAAGAGGAGCTGGAAAAGAAAGACCGTGTCGGCTCTCGCAACGGCATAGCTCCCAACTTCATTCACTCAATGGATGCAGCTCACTTGATGCTGACTGCGATCCGGTGCAACGAAGCCGGTATCCGTGACTTCTCGTTCATTCACGATAGCTTTGGCACGCACGCAGCCGACATGCCTGTAATGAACCGCATACTGCGTGAAACCTTTGATGAAATTTATGCCGAGAACTGGCTTGAAAAGTTCACAGATGACGTTCGTGCATACTTGCCTGCAGAACTCTCAGAGGACTTCGAGCAGCTCGTGGTAGACCACATGCCTACTCCTGGTGATTACGTTGTGAACACTAAGGAGAGCTGTTTTTTCTTTTGCTAATCACTGCAATGCTGCAGTGTACTGCACTCTAACTTGCAAGCGTCGAGCTGGCGACGAGTGGGGGATCATCCAGCTTCAAGTGATCCCTCAGCCAAAAGGAGGTCTAAAATGGCTGGAAAAAAATCTCGAAGAACTCGGATGGGTAGCACGCAAGTAGCGCGTGCCTACACCGAATCCCGTAAAGGTAAAACCCGTAATGTCACCAAACGTGCTCACGAAATGGTGGTTTTCAACGATCAGCTTAAAGCTCAGGGGAAAAGGTGGGACGCAGCGCGTGAAGCTCGCCGCCAGAATTTCCTCAATCGGAAGCAGAAAGGAGGGAGGTAGTATGTACGAGGACCGCATGTACACACAGAAGCTGATCGATCAAGCCCGAGAGCACTACAATCTGATCGGCCTGATTCCTTTGGATCTGGCTGTGGAACTCATGAACTCCGGTATCAGTCCCACTGATCTGGAAGCACTTTTTGAAAGAGAGGGTAATTAATATGCCTGATAACACGACCCCAGTAGCTCCCTGCGTTTGGCCGTTTCTCAACAAACCGGACACTCGATTCAACAAAGACGGCAAATACCGTGTCTCCCTGGTATTCGACCAGGACGATGAATTCCCGAAGGCTCTGGAAGCAGCCGCCAAAGAGGAGTTCGAGAACCAGAAAGCCACTCTGAAACCGGCGCAGCAGAAGAAAGCCAAGTTCAACTCACCTGTAAAAGACGAAGAGGACGAGGAAGGCGATCCGACCGGCAACGTCATGGTGGAATTCCAAACCTTTGCCTACCGCAAGGACAAGGAAACCAACAAGATCAAACCGATCAAACTGCGTGCCTACGATGCAGCCGGTAGGGAAATGAAAAAAGCTCCGATGGTTGGTAGTGGATCCAAACTATCCATCGCTTTCCGTCCCAAAGGCCAGTTCGTATCCGGCGGCAAGTTCTACTACACGCTGTATCTGAACGCCTATCAGCTCGTGGATCTGGTTCCGTTGGGACCGGCTTTCGGCGCACACGAAGGTGGCTACACGCACACTGAAGCTGACACCGGTTCGGACTTCGACGACCAGACCGGCGGCTCAGTCGACGACGACGACTCCGATTGGTAATAGATGCCTCGTCGAAAGGTCGTCCGTAAATCAAAGCCGACTCAGCGTGGGATCAAGTATGGCTACCGCTCCGGCCTGGAGAAAGTCATACAGCAAGACCTCGCTGCGAAAGGTGTGAAGTTCGGTTATGAGCGAGCCAAGGTGAAGTTCACTCAGCCAGCTCAGAACCGGACATATACACCGGACTTCGATTTACCCAATGGAATTATCATAGAGAGCAAAGGTCGCTTCATGCCTGCTGACAGGAAGAAGCACCTGTGGGTACAGAAACAGAACCCTGACCTCGAGATTCGGTTCGTATTCTCACGAGCCAAAGCTCCGATCAACAAAGGCTCAAAAACAACCTGTGCCATGTGGTGTGAAAAGCATGGCTTTAAGTGGGCTGAGAAAAAGATACCGGATGCTTGGATCAAAGAGAAGCCTAATCAGAAATGGTTGAAAGCTCTCGCTGAATTCATGAAGTAAACTACAGCCCCCTGGGAGTCCGCTCCTGGGGGGCTTTTTTGCGTTTGGAGGTACCAGAATGATTGTCAAGAATAGAGATCGACAAGCTCCCTCATTTGCCAACATCAATCTGCTCGGTGTCTGCAACGCCAACTGCTTTTTCTGCTTAGGTAAAGACATCAGTGCCGAGCTGGCTGGTCATGATCAGCTCACCACCCACTTCTCACGTTGGAACAATTTTCGGAAGTTTCTGAATCTATGCAGACACCACGGCATCGACAAGTTGTACTTCACAGGACAGACCGCCGATGGCCTGCAGTATGAATTCTTAGATGAAGCTGTTGATACCCTACAATCACAAGGGTTTAAGGTAGGTGTCCGTACAAATGGCCTGCTGGCTCCGCTGAAGATGTCCACCATCAATAAAATGTACGGTGGTATAGGATACTCAATCCACACGCTCGATCCTGAAAAGAACTCTCGCATCATGGGAACGCATGTGATCCCTGATTGGGACCACATCATACCAATGAGCGGACCTAACGTAAGGGTGTCCATAGTACTGTGTCGTGAAAACGTGGACGAGTTCTTCCACATCGTCAAATACCTCTCACAGTTCCCAAACGTCCGTTACATTCAAGTCCGTAGAATCTCCACAGACACTCGCCTGGATGAGCTGTGCGCCGACATAGCTATTTATGAGAGCTTCTATAAAGTGTTTCAGGACATCTACCCTCGCATTGGTACATTCTATGCGGCACAGCAGCACGAGGTATACGGCAAAGAGGTTAACTTCTGGCGCACTGTGGAAACCAGTGTCAACTCATTCAACTACTTCACTGATGGGACCATATCTGATGAGTACTTCATCGTGGAAGGTTACCTAAAAAACAGGAGGTCACATGAATAAAGAAGCGAAATGTACGCTGACTATGATGCTCGCCCTGACTCTCGTTCTCTGGATGCTCGCTTTCGGTCAAGGTTGTACACCAGCGATCAGCAACGGCTACCTGGAGCAAACTCAGGTGGCAGCTTCTGACAACATCCCTGAGACTTCAGGATGCGAACTCGGATCCACCACCATCTACAACGATGTGATCGTAACCCTGATCGACGAGGACTGTGATGGCGTGTGCGACTATGCTGGCTATGTGCTGGCCCATCCAGCCGCCCCAGGAATCAGCATCGTGGTGGTGTCTGAATGCTGGTACGCTTTGAAACTGATCCGTGACTACCAGGCAGGCAAGCGTTTCGAGGGAAAGGATAACTTCTAATGACCTACGACAAGAGGTATCCGAAAGCTCGCAACGGCTTCGCTGTGACCAGTATCGACGGCACAGTGGTGAAAGGCGGAGGCAAATGTCCGTGCTCAGTCTGCTACAAGCCGACACGGTACACCAGCCTGCGCTCGATGTTGTGGATATGCTCACCGGAGTGTCTCCGTCTGGAAAAGGAGGAATATGAGCGGCTTCAAGTTCAAAGCAAATAACACAAATGACAACTACGCCCACTTGTGGCGACCGGACATAGCGTACCTGTGCTGTGGTGACTGCGAGCATTTCGATGCTGTCGGCAAGCCCTGTAAAGCAAGCAAAATTGGGGCAATAGTCAGAAGCGCAAAGTTCCAAGGCTGTCTCCGGCTAACTCCGAGGAGGACTGATGCTTAAGAAATCTTATATCCCGGTAGTCTGTCAACACATCCTCAAATACGCATTCCTCGGTAGCGGTGTAGTCCTACTGGCCTGCTTCATCCCCGTTGCCGTTGTATTCCGCATGGTGCTTGGAGGCGACTCCTTGCAAGGTGCCTGCATTGATGAGTGGCATGGAATCACGAAGTTCGTGAAGGACTTCTGGAAATATATACGGAGGAGCTGATGTCGTATGGCTACATTGACGGATCGTTTGTCCCAATCAATTCTCGAAGACTACGCCTTGAGGCTTGTAAAACATATGGACTCCGAGCTGCTCGACTCGATGGGGAGAAGTACCTTGTGGCAGACTATCACGATGCCAAAGGAATCTGCGCCCAACGCATCTACGAATACGATAACGTGGAAAATGTCTGGTGGCACTCAGGAAGCGAAGTCGCAAGAAGCAAACTGTTCGGCCAGCACCTGTGGCAAGCAGGCGGAAAGCGACTTGTTATTGCCCACGATGAGTTTAACGCAATTGTCCTCGCTCAAGCTCAGGGTCTTAAATGGCCCGTTGTCGGAGTCCCTGGAGCAAAAAATGCTGCAGAAGCTGTCCGAAAAGAGCTGGAATTTGTTAACTCATTCGGTGAAGTCGTACTGGCATTTGACGGAACGGAAGCTGGTAAGCAAGCCGTTGAAGACGTTGCCTCTCTTCTCACCCCAGGTAAAGCTAAGATCATGCAGTTCGGCGGACATGCCGATGCTCAGGAAGCCCTCAAGGAAAATGCCGGAGACAAGCTCACTGGCTGGATCTGGCAAGCCTCAACCTACCGACCGGATGGAATTGTTTTCGGATGCGAGCTTTGGGATGACATTATCGCTCCGCCACCAGTTGGTTTTGACATCCCGTACCCTCTTCTCAACAGTCGCATGAAGGGAATCCGTACCGGCCAGATCTATCTCATGACTGCTGGCTCCGGTATCGGGAAGTCGACTCTCGCTCACGAGATAGGCTTCCACCTGTTGACTGAACACAACCAGAAAGTCGGCTGCTTTGGGCTTGAAGAGCCTCGTAAACGATTGGCCGAGCGCTACATCGCCATGGGGATCAACAAGCAGATCCACGTCGACCGGACGGATGTCTCCCAGGAAGAGATCAAGAGAGGATTCGATGAAACCATCAACAACAAAGATTGGTGCCTCTACGACCATCGGGGCTCAAAGGATATCAACTCCATACTCGCTAAGGTCCGGTATATGGTGGTCGGCCTTGGGATGCAGTGGATCGTCTTCGATCATATATCGATTGTTGTATCGGGTTTGGACGAAGGCACGGTTGGTGAGTCCGAGCGTAAGACGATTGACAAACTGATGACCGGCTTCTCGTCCATGGTCGAGGAGTTGAACTTTGGCCTGCTGGCTATCGTTCACTTAAAGCGAAAGGACAAGGGACGGACATTCAACGAAGGTCGCAAGGTATCGCTGACCGATCTGCGTGGCTCCGGTGGTCTGGAGCAGATGTCTCATGTTGTCATTTCGATGGAACGTAATCAACAGGACGAGGAAAAGAAAAATTACAGTCAGCTCCGGCTACTGAAACATAGGGACTTAGGCGACACTGGTCTGGCCGATGTGCTCCAGTACTATCCCGAGACAGGCCGACTGTTAGCCTCTACACACAATCCCTTCAAAGATACAGGAGGTACATTTCATCATGCTGAAGAGTCTGATTTTTAAGATCAAGTTCGTACTGACAGCTCCGTGGGCGCTGCAGAGAGCGCTCTCTCGAATATCCTATCTGGCAGACAGAGCGGACTCCCTGAGAAGACAGCTCATTGAGGCTGAAGACATGGTTGACCACTACCGTAAAGAGTTGTTTGCGATCACTCGGAAAGAGTCTGACCACATCGCTAAGATATGGACGGACAACATGGAAGTGGCAATGGAAACCCACCGGCATTTTGAGTACGACATGGACGAGCTGCGGCTGGTCGTTGGAATCCCTACACGTAGATTTGTCATGCGCGGCGGAGGTCACTGGCTAAACCATTTCCCCAAGGAGTTGATCGAGGTCTACAGCCGAGAGTTCGGTGACAAGATCGCTCACAAATTCATCGACTGCTTAAACAAACTAAAAGTGGAGGTCGCACGAAGACAGTATGGCAATCATCTTTGATATCGAAACTGACGGTTTCTTAGATGAGCTTACCAAAATGCACTGCAACATGATGTGGGATACTAAGCTGGAAAAATCTGGCAAAGATCCCCATCTCCGCTTCGATCCCAAAAATCAGCCGGTAGACGACAGTCCTCAAGTCCTGATGGACGAAAAGGTAATCGTCGGTCACAACATAATCGGCTTCGATATCCCTGCCTTAGAGAAACTTTATCCCGACTTTAAGCTGACTCCAGAACACAAAGTCATCGACACATACGTGTGGGCTGCGTGTGCGTGGCCTGGGATAGAGGCTACTGATTGGAAGCTCTACCACAAGGGGATCATGCCTGCCAGCCTGATTGGTAAACATACCATCGAGGCATACGGCTATCGCCTGGGGATCCGTAAAGGTGAGTTCGCAAAGGAAACCGATTGGCAAGTGTGGACACCAAAGATGTCCGAATATTGCGAGCAAGACGTTAACGTCAATGCTGCGCTTTACCATAAACTGAAAGCCAAAGCTCCGGCCTGGGAACAAGTCGTGCTGGAGCATGATGTTCGCTGGATACTGGAACGTCAGATGCAGCACGGCGTGCTCTTCAACACCGAGGCTGCAGCTCAACTGTACGAGAGTCTCAGTGCTGAGCGTGAGAAGCTCCGAGCCAAGCTGACCAAACATTTCCCTCCGTTCTACAAGCGCAAGGGTAAAAAGTTCACACCGAAACGTGACATGAGAAAGCGTGCCGGTGAATGGGTTGGCTATGTTGCCGGTGCTGAAATGCAGAAGATCGAGCTGGTCGAGTTCAATCCAGCCAGCTCACAGCACGTAGCTCGTATGCTGCTGCAGAAATTCGATTGGTTCCCTACAGAGTTTGCCGAGAAAGAGCAAGCTCCCAAAGAGATCCTCTACCACTACGAGAGACTTGGTATTCCAGAAGCACGGATGCCGAAGATCGATGACGAGATTGTCAAGCGTCTACCGTTTGAAGAGATTCAACCGTTGGGCGACTTCCTGACCTTGAACAAACGCTGCGGACAGTTATCCGAGGGTAAACAAGGTTGGCTCAAAGCTGTCGATCCCGATAGCTCTCGTATCCACGGAGTCGTCAACCAGTTCGGTGCAGTTACCGGACGGTGCACTCACTTCCGACCCAATCTGGCCCAGGTGCCTGCATCCTATTCACCATACGGACCCGAGTGTCGTGAGCTGTTCACAATACCGGCAGGCTATGTCCTGGTTGGCTGTGACGCTGACGGTCTGGAAGCTCGCTGTAAAGCTCACTACATCACGAAGCACGATGGTGGGGCTTTCATCAAGGTCATCATGGAGGGGAAGAAAGCTAACGGTACAGATATCCACTCGCTGAACAAAGGCCGACTCGTGTTGGCTTCTCGTGACGTATCGAAGACTTGGTACTACGCATTCATGTACGGTGCCGGTGATGTGAAGCTCGGTGCAATTGCGCTGACTGATGACAACTATGCCGACGAATCGCCTCTCGAAGCTGATCTCAAAAAGCTCGGGAAACATCTGCGCTCCACCATGGAGAAGGAGTTTCCTGGCCTGGAAGAGCTGATCAAAAAGACAAAGAAGTGGGCTAAGAAATACGGCTGGCTTCCTGGTCTGGACGGTCGTCGTATTCCGGTGAGACACCAGCACGCTGCGCTGAACACTCTGCTGCAATCCGCTGGAGCTGTCGTCATGAAGAAAGCTCTGGTGCTCGCAGACAAAGCGATGCTGGCTGATGGCATGGTGCCGTTTGGTCACGGTGGTGATGACTACGAATGGGTGCTCAACGTGCATGATGAGTACCAGAACGAGGTTAAGGAAAAGTACGCTGAGTTAGCTGGTGGACACATGGCTGATGCCATCCGGCTGGCAGGCGAGCACTTTAAATTCCGATGTCCATTGTCCGGTTCATATGACATTGGCAGCTCATGGAAGGAAACACATTAATGATCTCAAAAGAAGATGTACGTGAAGTTTTGGAATGTGCCGGTCAGGAAATCAACGCCAAAGGGATCGCAAAGATCTGCGGACACAACGTCACCCACGACACCGCTCCTGGTGTCCGTGTTGCCATACGTGAACTGATCGAAGACGGTGTGCCGGTTGGTGCCAATGCCAAAGGCTACTTCCTGATTAAAGACAAACACATTCTGGATGACTACCTGGAATCACTACAGTCACGCTGTGACGCAATCCAGAAGCGGATCGCCAATGTTACCTCAGCTTACAACAGTGTGCGTAACAGTCGTCACCTGGACAAATCCTACTCACTGAAAGATCGGTGCCGGATGTATGTGATCTACCTCGCTGAGTCAGCCGGAATCCCCTATCAGGCAATCTGGTCCCTGGCCTATCGCCGGTTCGAGAAGACCACTGGCATCAGCACGACCAACCTGCCGGATTGGTACAACGGTTCTGTCCTGAACTTCATCAACAACAAAGGCAAAGCCCTCGAACTGTATGCTTGCCTGTGCAAGCTGGAGGAAATCATATGAGGATCATCATTGGCGTAGCCGGTCCAGCTCGGGCCGGTAAAGATACTATCGCAGAAGCGCTAACTTCAAGTCCACTTACGGTAGCAGGTATGGTGCGCCAAGACTGTATCCGCTTCGCTTTTGCGGACATTATGAAGAAACACCTTGCGCGGATCCTTGAGGTCGACCTGCCTTACTTCCACCTGGAGCACTTAAAAGATGAGGAGATTCCTGGTCGGACGTACACCCCCCGTAAAGCCATGCAGTTGTTTGGCACTGATTTCGGACGTGCTCTCCATCCTGACTTTTGGTTGCACATGGCTGACAGAGGACTCGGTGATGGCGTTTGGGTTATCCCCGATGTGCGCTTCGAGAACGAAGCTACCTTTTGTCGACAGAATGGCTTCATGCTTCATGTGTGGCGTCCGGGGTGCCCGAAAGTTGAGCATCATGAATCGGAGAACGGGGTACAGGTGCGACAGGATGACTCAGTGCTCGTGAATGTGGACACCATTGAACACCTACAGGAGGCTGCTATTGCGTTGGTTGAACGAAGGCTCAAAGTCTACCTTTAGAACCTGCGAGGGGTGCTTCTACGACAAACGAAACTATGACCGCTTCATGTGGCCCTGCATTAGGTGCTGTAGGGCTACATCGAAGATCGACTACTACTCTGAGGAGAAATTTCATGCGGAACCGGAATCGAAAGAGTAACATGCCGCCGACAGGAAAAGCAGGCGTGATGAATTACCACTACCGGAAAACCTACTGCCACAATCTGAACAAGATGCTGGAGAATGACACCCTGCGAACATGGTGGGAGGATATGTCGAACAAAGAGCGGACCTACGTGCTGAAAGGAAGGTGCTAAGTGGCGAAACACGGCGACAACATCATCGTGATGGATAACGACCAGGGCGTCTGGAAGTTTGATCACATCCATATTGACCTGCATATGTCTGGTGCTCTGGTGATCTACAACAGTAATGGCCAGCGGATCAAAACCTTTGGACCGTCCGGTTGGAAATACTACGAACCCTACACTCCGCTGGAAAAAGAAAACAATAACGGCAACTACAACGGAGGGAACTACGATGCCTTTGTATGAATATGAATGCAATGCCTGTGGTGATCGTGCCGAAAAGATCACGTCCGTCAAGAACGCTGACCGCAGTCGACCCTGTCATGCCTGTCACGTAGGCTTTCTGCGGCGAGTCATGTCCACTCCCAACTTCCGAGTGACCGGCTTCAACGAGAAGAACGGTTACAACCTGCCTAAGAAATCCGATGTGCTGAATTCTGATGGCACAGCTACCAAAGCTTTCGGAGGCAAATACTAATGGGACTGTTCTCAACAATCATGGGAGCTGTCGGTGTGGTGGCAAAGCCTGTCACCACTTGGCTGGAGGGTAGAAACGCTCGCAAGCAGGCTCAACTGCAGAGTGAGCTGGCTATCTCCGAGGCAAAAACTCAGGCTACTATCAAGCGGCTGGAGACAGGCCAGAAGGCGGACATTGCTTGGGAGAACCTGAGTATTGAGAAAGCGGGGTGGAAAGATGAGTTCTGGACAGTCGTTTTATCCATACCAGCGATCCTTTGCTTTATCCCTGGTGGAGACAGATATGTCAAGGCTGGTTTTGAAGCACTTCAGAACACGCCCGATTGGTACGCATATGCTCTTGGACTCGCTATTGCGTCGAGCTTTGGCTACCGGAAGTTCACAGATTTTATGGCCCGAAAGAAAGGAGAGTGATTTGAGTACACCGAAAGACGCTCCCTACAAGCTGAAACAGAGGGAAGTGGGCGGCAACAAGATCTATCACAAAGTCCACTTCTGGACACCGAATAAGAAGTTGCTCAAAGCTTTTCTGAAAAGTGAACGTAAATGGGAACAATCCTGGCCGGTCGACCGGCTGAAAGCCAAACGGCTGGAGAAGCAGTATGTTAGCTTATCAGGACGACTCGCTGCGCTTACAGGGCGCTAAACCCTTACATCCCTCGGATTGGTTGGAGGAGCTGCAGCATGTGCCGATGTCAGCTATTCAGAAAGACCCAGGTGACAAGGTGTATGCAGTCGGCTCTCCCGACCTGCCTTGGATGCTATGGATAATTAAATGAAATCATTACTGATCGATGGAGACATTGTTCTTTATGTCATGGCTTTCCGCAACCAGAAGACGTTTGCATTCCCTGGCTGCGAGCCTACAGTGCAAGTTGACGAAGAGAAAGCCCGGGCTGACGTGGATAGTTTCATCCTACAGCTCCTCGGGCGAACTGGATGCAAGGATTATCTCCTCTGCTTCACCAACAGACACAACTTCCGATATGCGATCCTCCCAACGTACAAGCACAATCGAGCCAACTCGACTCCACCGGAGCTGATTCGCCCACTGAAAGCCTACATGAAGGACAAGCATCCGTGGCGATCAGAACCCTTGCTTGAAGCTGACGATCTGATGGGGATCCTCGGAACCAAGTACCCTGGCAAATACGTACTCGCAACGATAGATAAGGACTTTGAATGCCTGCCGATCACGCTGTTTAACTGGCGTAAGGATCGTTTCCCCAGGCAGATCAGTGAACAACATGCCGACTACCGTTTTCACTGGCAGTGGCTGGTTGGCGATCCCGGTGACGGTTACAAAGGCTGCTATCGAGTGGGTGCAAAGGGAGCTGATAAAGCTCTGAAAGGCTGTAAAACCAGCGAAGAAATGACCGAAGCTGTCTTAGAACTCTATGCCGCCAAGTGCTACCACTGGGATGACATCATCGCCCAGGCACGTATGGCTCGGATTCTCAGAGCGGAGGACTACGACTTTGATAGAAAGGAACCAATCCTATGGACTCCGAAATGAGACACCGGCTGCTACTCTGGATGAAAAATGTGGACAACCGGCTGAAAGAGCTGACGAAGACTGTCGCTCACTTTGCCAACATGGTCGAGCACCCTGTGACGGGGGAGGTGTACCAGCCTGAAGACATAGACCCTAAGTTTCTGATTCGACCACAGGCTCCAGCACCGTGTGAGCCTGCAAGCCCATACTGCCCTAAAAACCTTCTCGACATTGGCAGCATATGTACTGATGAGGGATGTGCGCTGAAACGCAACTGTCTGGCCTACAAGCCAACAGACTGCTGAGATTAACCTTTAAACCTTCGTGAAAGGAATCGAAAACAATGGCAAAAACTGATCGACCTGCTGGAATGAATGTGACCCTGATGTCCAACCTTCAGAAACCTGGAGAGGGCAAGCCCAATACCAAAACTTACAAACGCTGTCCCGAATGCAGCACCAAGTGGATTATCGAGGAAAAAGGCGAAGCCTGTCCTGAGTGTCCGGCTGAAGCACCGAAAAAGAAAGCTCCGGCCAAACGCACGAAGAAACGTGTGAAACCGGATAACGATACCTTAGCGTAACCGAATCGGGTGAGGGGAGTGGGAATGCACTGGCCAGATGGGCTGTCCAAGAGACTATAAAATGGCTCACTCCCCGCAGCCCAATACAGGAGGAGCTATGCCAGATCGTAAGTGTCCGTGGTTCACAAAAGCCCAGGGGATCGCCTACTGCAGCTACCACCTGACCTGCTTTGAGGAGAAGGGCGGTAAGATTTTCCCGAATTGCGAGAAATGTCGCTGGAATACGGCTTCTAAAGAGGCGTAATTATACGTAATTATCTCAACCACTTCTCAGCGACCCCACTTAGGAGGAAACCAGACAGCTATGAAAGCTATCCCAGTTAACTCTGCTGAACTAATAGAACAATTGGATAAGGATGAACCCTTAGTCAACCCGAAGCCTGGAATAGATCACGATACGTTCTGGTACAATGCCGGTCGTAGGAGTCTGATCGATGATCTCAAATTCCGACTTCAGTTCACTGAGGAACAACTCGATATTTTAAACCTGGAGGTAACCAATACAGATTAACCATGTGCTTTGCTACACCCACAATTAAAGCTCCAGAGGCTCCGCCTGTCATATCCCCTGATGTGGAAAAGAAGGTGGAATTGAATCCGAAAGCCAAGAAGACTCGGGCAAACAAAGGTCGCTTAGGCACACGGAGTCTGCAGATACCTCTCGGTGGCTCAAAAGCAAAAAGCGGTCTGAGGACCATGTAAATGGTGGAAGTCAACTCTCAGTCGCAAGGAACGATTCAAGGTAGATGGGAAACCATGGACACGAAACGTGCCAACCATCTCAAACGATGCCGGAAGTGTGCTGAGCTGACACTGCCTGCATTGCTCCCTCCGGCGGACCTAACCGAGAACGACGAACTCCCGACTCCGTTCCAAGCTCTCGGCGCAAGGTGCGTCAACAACCTCACTTCAAAACTCTTACTTGCCTTGTTCCCTCCCAACACTCCGTTCCATCGATTAGATGTGGACGAAATGGTAGCGGACGCTATCAAGGAAGAGGTCGGTGACAAGAGCTTCAAACAAGAAGTCGAAAAGCAGCTACGCAAACATGAGCGTATGTTCATTAAAGACTTTGAAGCCCTGGCACTCAGAACCAAACTTTTTAAAGCTCTGCGTTTACTGGTGGCAACTGGTAACGCTCTGATCGAACAGTTAGACGATGGCAGGCTGAAAATCTACCGGCTGGTTGGACGAAGCCGCTACGCGGCGGAAAAAAAATTCAAATTGGTATATAGCTTCTTTAGTTGCTCAATTCCGGGCACAATTAAAGAAAGGAGTATACCATGGACCAAGCGGAAACCA